AAGCCTTTGATTATATAAACAACATTAGATAAATGCGTAGACTACAACTATACATAGGTACTGAAAGAGTAGATTTATTTAAGGATGAAAGTGTTTCACTTACACAAACAATAAAGAATGTAAAAGACTTGGCAAAGGTATTTACTGAATTTACGCAAACCTTTTCTGTACCAGCATCAAGTGTTAATAATAAGATATTTCAGCACTATTATAACTTTGATATTAGTGGTGGTTTTGATGCAAGAATTAAAGCAGATGCAAGACTAGAATTAAATGATTTACCTTTTAAAGATGGTAAGATAGCTTTGCAAGGTGTAGACTTAAAAAACAATGTTGCTCATACATATAAAATTACTTTCTTTGGTAATACTGTAAATTTAAAAGATATACTAGGTGATGCTCAATTAAGCAGTTTAAGTTTCTCTGATTACTATGATAGGCTTTATGATTTTGGTACAGTAACTGGTGTGATGCAAGCTGGTCTTACTCCATTTATAGTACCTTTAATTACTCACACAAACAGATTAATATACAATAGTGGTAGCCACGTTGCATTTGATCCAGAGGCTACAATAAATAATTTATACCATCAAGGTAGTGGTAATAAAAGTCAAAATGGTGTGTATTGGAACCAGTTTAAATATGCAGTAAGATTACAAAATATAATAGAAGCAATACAGACAAAATACGATATTACATTTTCTGATGATTTTTTTAATGACAATACCAATGAACAATTTTCAACATTGTATATGTGGTTGCATAGAAAAAGTGGTTCAGTAGAAAGACCAACACAAGTTGATTTTGTATACACAAGGCTAGTTGATTTGGTACAAACACAATCACAAGGTATTTCAAGTGTTACTAATGGTATTATAACTGTAACTATACCTACTAACGATGGATTGCAACCAGCCTTTTTCATAGTTGATTTAGCACAAGCATCACCTAATCCCTATAGTGTGCAAGTTTTAAGAAATGGTGGAACAGTAGTTGGTGAATTAAATAGTGTAACTGGAAACCAAACATTAACTGTTAGAGGTGATACAAATGATTTTCAAAACAATGCAACATACACAATACAAATAGGTGGAGTTGTAACTTTTAATGCTAATGATATAGTTGTATCTGTAAGTGCAACTGCAACTGGTGTTTCAGCAGTAGATCAATACAAAAACAGTTTACAATTTGGAACTAACCAAAGCAAAGAATTTAACATAGTTGAGCAGATACCAAAGATGAAAATTATAGATGTTCTTTCTGGCTTGTTTAATTTGTTTAACCTAACTGCTTATGTAAATGATGTAGGAACAATAGTGGTTAGAACTTTAGATAGTTACTATGCAGATAGCACACAAGTTTACAACATAGATAAATACCTAGATACTACAAAATCAACATCAGATGTTGCACTACCTTACAATAAGATTAATTTTAGCTACAAAGGTTTAGGTACTTTATTATCACAACAATTTAATCAGCTTACCAATAGTGGTTGGGGTAGTTTAAGCTACACATTGGATGGTGATATTTTTGATGCACCAAGTGAACCATATGAAATAGAAGTACCATTTGAGCATATGCAGTTTGAAAGGTTGTATGATCAAGGTAACTCACCACCAACATCAACAGATGTACAATGGGGTTATTCTGTAAATGAAAACTTACAATCATATATAGGTGAACCATTAATTTTTTATGGTATACCAATTACCAATGGAACAAATATTAGAATTAGAGATACAGTTTTAAATAATAATGTAGAAGATATTGTTGATTATATTATACCATCAAATAGTTTTTCTATTGCACCATCTACAAGTAGAATAAATATACATTTTCAAAATGAACTAAATGAGTATTTGGCTAATGAACCAGATGGTCTTGTTGCTGGTGATAATGCTTTAGGCTTTACAGATACTTTATTTCAAACTGATTACAGAGAGTACATACAAGATGTGTTTAATGTAAGAAGAAGATTGTTAAAAGTTACTGCATACCTACCAATGAAAGTGTATTATAACTTACAACTAAATGACTTGATACAATTAGGGCAAGATAGCTACAAAATAAATTCAATGAAAACAGATCTAACAACTGGTAAAACAGAATTTGAATTACTAAACACAATACTATGATCAAGAACATAATAGACTTATTGCAAGTTGTTGAGGCTGATACTGAAAACATAAGAATAGCACAAGGAAAATATAAGTTACCAGAAACGTTAAAAGAGGGTTACAAACAAATTAAAAGAGATTTAAAATGGCAGTAGTTGTAAATACCACATTAAAAGCAGATACTAGTAAAGCAGTTGAAGAAATTGAAAAGGTAAATGATGAATTAAAAGAAACTCAAAAACAAGCCAAGAAAACTGGAAAAGAACTTACAGAGGGTATGGTCATTGGTAATGCTGCCGTAAAACAACTGGACAAAGTTACTGGTGGTTTAGCATCTAGTTTAGTGAAAGTTGCAAAGGCAGCTAAATTAAGTGGTAAGGCAATGAGGGTTGCTTTAATATCTACTGGTATTGGTGCTATTACTATTGCAGTTGGTTTGCTTGTTGAATATTGGGATGAAATAACAGATTTAATAGGTGGATCTAATAAAGAACTAGAAAAGCAAATAATATTAAATAGTAAAAACCTAGATACAGTTGATAGGAAATTAAGAAATATAAGAACACAAATAGAATTAGAAAAAAAACAAGGTAAAAATGTTGATGATTTAATAGAAAAAGAAAAGTCTTTAGTTTTAGAAAAAAGAAAGGCTTTATTAGATCAAATAAAGGCAGAAAAATTAAGGTTAAAAGAAATAAAAGATGAAGCTGAAATGGCTACTTGGAGGGAAAAACAATTATTATCTAACCAAAGATTAGTAAAGGCTGGAGGTAAGGCGGTTTCTAAAATTACAGAAGAAGAAAGAATTGCAATAAATGATCAACAAACAAAACTAGATAACTTAATTAATGCTTATGATAGTTTTGAATTAGGAGAAATAGTAGAACCAAAAAAGACTAAAGATACTGGTGAAACAGAAGCAGAAAAACTTGCTGAACAACAAAGGTTAAAAGCAATAGATGATGCAGCAACATCAATAGAAGAAATAACTAAACTAGAAGATGATTATTTACAGTCTAAACTATCTAAAGAACAACAAGAAATAAATGCGGTAAGAGATAAATATTTTACCCAAATAGAAGAAGCTAAAAAATATAATTTAGATACAAAACTTTTAGAAGAAGCAAGGTTATCAGAAATTAATGATATAGAGAAAAAGTTTGAAGAAGAAAGAGAAGAAGAAAGAGCAGAAGCGAGAGCAAAAAAAATGGATGCTTTTAATAAAAGGAGAGATGATAGGTTAAAAACTATTAAAGAAAACGCAGAAAGAGAATTAGAGATAGAAGAACAATTAGAAGATGCTAAATTTAGGGTAGCATCACAAGCATTAGATGCAATATCATCTATTGGTAAATTGTTTGCTGGAGAAAATGAAAAGAATGCAAAGATAGCTTTTAAAATAAGTAAGGCAGTTGGTATTGCTCAAGTTGGTATTAATACATCACAAGCAATAATGAAAGCAGCAGCAGAAACTACAGATGTAACACCAACACAATCTTTAAGAACTGCAAATATGATTGCATTAGGTGTAGCTGGTGCAGCACAGATAGCTAGTATTGCAGCACAAAAATTTGAGGGTGGTTCAGATACAGTACCAAAACCATCTATGGGTGGTGGATCACAAGCACCAGCATTTAACATAGTAGGAGCAAGTGGCGAAACACAATTAGCAGATGCAATAGGTAGTCAAACACAAAGACCAGCAAGGGCATACGTTGTGAGTAATGATGTAACAACTGCACAAGAAATGGATAGAAACATTATTGAGGGTGCTAGTATAGGCTAAATGCAAAATTAAAAACTAAACACGTTATATATTTATGAGGATAATAGAACTTATTTTAGATGAAGAAGATTTGGATGCTGGAGTAGAAGCGATTTCAATTGTAGAAAGCCCAGCCATTGAAAGTGACTTTGTTGCATTAAAGAACCAAGAAATAAAGTTAGCAGAAGTAGACAAAGAAAAGAAGATACTAATGGGTGCTTTATTAATACCAGACAAGCCTATTTACAGAAATGGTTCAGAGGGTGAGTATTACATATTCTTTTCAAAAGATACTATTGTAAAAGCATCTCAAATGTTCTTACAGAATGGAAACCAAAGTAGATCAACACTAGAACACGCACAAGCACTAAATGGTTTAACATTAGTTGAAAGCTGGATAGTAGAAGATAAAGCCAAAGACAAGACTGCATTGTATGGTTTAGATGTACCAGTAGGTACTTGGATGGGAAGTGTAAAAGTAAACAATGAAGATGTTTGGAATGAGTATGTTAAAACAAACAAGGTGCGTGGTTTCAGTATAGAAGGCTATTTCGCCGATAAAATGGAAGCACCAAAAGAAGCTATAGAAGAACAAATGGCTGCACAATTATTAAACCAAATAAAAGACATAGTAAAATGAAAAGTAACATAGAAAAGGTATACTCTAAACTACCACAAAAGAAACACAACTTGGGTAAGCATAAGGTTGATTTAGGTGCTTTAGATGAAGATGCTAATGCTGCTCTAAAAAATGTTTCTGATAATGCAGATGTATTAGATGATTTAGAAAGTAGAAGCAAAGATGCAGATAAAAAACTAGATGATTTATACAGTATATTTTATGGTTTTTCTATGGAAACTACCTTAAGTTACAACAGATTGGTTGAAGCAGAAGAACAAGTAAAAGATGTAATGCAAAGATACGAAGCAGCATCAGAAGTTGTAGGAATTGATCCAACAGAAGTAAAACTTTATAGAGAACTACAAAATGGTTTAACAATAATATCTGCATATGTAAAATGGGCAGATGACAATTCAAGACCACTTTCATCAATACCAGACAAAATTATTGAAATACAAAACATAATGTATGATTTATACAACTAAAACAAATATAAAACCAAATATAAAATGAAAAGTAGATTAGAAAAAGTTTATAGCAAACTACCAAACCAAAAAGTAAACCTTAAAAAACAAAAAGTTGAATTAAATTTGGCTTTTGATTTAGCATCATTAGGCTCAACAACAGATGTATTAATAAAGAATATTAATGAAAGCCTTTTTGAGATTGAAGGATATAAAATAGAAATAGACCAAGTTACAAATGAACTGAAAAGTGATTTTTCTGATCTATTAAGTAAAGCAAAAGAGTTAGAAGATACTCTAGTTAAAACTGAAGATTTGGCAAAAGAATTGGGAGTAGAAGCTGGACAAATAAATAATTTTGAAAACTCTTTAGACATTTATGATGAAGCAGTAGCTATTATAGAAATGGTACAGCAACAGATTTTAAAATAATTATAAATAGCATCTATATAAATGCAAAGAAACAACAAAAATAAAACTTTTATACCTAGTAGAACATCACCTACTGGGGGTGGACGTGCTTGTTTATGTTGGGACACTAACAAGTATTCTATCTCTTGTTGTGATGGTTCTATGCAATCACAAGGTATTGGAGTAATAACAAGAACAGATTGAAAATGCAAAAAGTAAATTAATAATCGTTATATAAATAGTATGGAAAAAACAAAAATGTTAAATCAAATTAGAACACTTCTAAACATTGAGGTAAAACTTGAAGAAATGAAGTTGGAAAACGGTACTGTAGTAAGTGCTGAAACATTTGAAAAAGGAAGTGAAATCTTTATTGTCACAGACGATGAGAAAGTAGCAATGCCAGTAGGGGAGTATATCCTTGAAGATGGTAGACTATTAGTAGTTGAAGCAGAGGGTATGATTGCAGATGTCAGAGAAGTATCTGATGAAGTACCAGCTAAAGAAGAAACAGAGGATCTTGAAGAAGAAACTGTTGAAACAGAAGTACCAGCAGAAGTAGCTACAGAAGTTGAAGCAATTATTGAAGCAGTAGTTGAGGTGATTGCCCCAGTTATTGAAGAAGTAAAATCTGAAATTGAAATGCTGAAAAAGAAATTTTCAGATATGGATGTGAAAGAAGAAGAAAAGAAAGAAGAACTTTCAGCAGCTAGAAAACCAATTAAACACAACCCAGAAGCAAAAGCACCACAGAAAAAACAAATGCAATTTGCTAAAGGACAATTTAACACAACACTTGATAGAGTATTAAACAAATTAAATAAATAAAATGAAAAAAAGAAACGTAAATTTAGCAACTACAACTAACATCACTACTACTTATGCGGGTGAATTTGCTGGTGAGTATATCGCAGCAGCTTTATTATCTGCATCAACTATTGATGATGGTGGTTTAACAGTAAAGGCAAACATTGCTTTTAAAGAAGTAATCAAAAAACTAGCTACAAATGCTTTAGTGGCATCTGCATCTTGTGACTTTGATCCAACATCTACAGTTACACTAACTGAAAGAATTATTGAACCAAAAGAATTACAAGTAAACCTACAACTTTGTAAGTATGACTTCGTAAACGATTGGGAAGCACAATCAATGGGTTATGGTCTTGGTCAAACATTGCCACCAAAGTTTTCTGACTTTATGATTGCTCACGTTGCATCTGAAGTAGCACAGAACACAGAGTTTTGTATCTGGCAAGGTGATACAGCAGCGGGAACTAACAACTCTTTTGATGGGTTTGAGAAACTAATTGCAGCATCAGCAGCAGCGGGAGATATTCCAGCAGCACAACAAGTAGCAGCAGTAGGTGGTGGTTTAACATCTTTAAACATCATCGATGAACTTTCTAAAGTAGTTGATGCAATACCAGCAGCACTATACGGAAAAGAAGATTTATTCTTATACATCGGAACTAAAGCAGCTAAATTATATGTTCAAGCACTTGGTGGTTTTGGAGCAAATGGTTTAGGAGCAAATGGTGTAGCAAATATGGGAACCCAGTGGTGGAACAACGGCAGCCTTACAATTTCAGGGGTAAAAATCTTTGTATGTCCAGGTATGAGTGACAACAAAATGTATGCAGCACAACGTTCTAACTTATACTTTGGAACTGGGTTACTAAATTCAGCACAAGAAGTAAAAGTATTGGATATGGCAGATTTAGATGGATCAAACAATGTACGAATGATAATGCGTTTTACAAGTGCAGTACAATTCGGAATTGCATCTGATTTAGTAGAGTACGCATAATTAATTAATTAATCTATAAAAGGGGTGGGTAGGTAATCTGCTCACCCTTTTTTTTTAAAACATAAAAACAATGGCTTGTACATTAACAACGGGTAGAAAACTACCTTGCAAAAGTGCTTTTGGTGGCATTAAAAGAGTTTACTTTGCTGATTATGGTGACATTACTGCAATCACAGTAGATGCACCAACTGGTGAAGCAACGTTTACGGGAACACCAACTTGGTATGAATATGATGTAAAAGGAAATTCTAGTTTAGAAACTACTGTAACAAGTAGCAGAGAAAACGGAACAACTTTTTATACTCAAACTTTAAACCTAACACTTACTTATTTAGATGCTTTAACGCAACAAGAACTACAAACACTTGCAGTAGCAAGACCATATGTAGTAGTAGAAGATTACTATGGTAATAGTTTCTTATGTGGCTTTGAAAATGGTATGGAGTGTACTGGTGGAACAGTAGTAACTGGAGCAGCAGCGGGAGATTTAAGTGGGTTTACACTTACCTTTGAGGGTATGGAAGAAACTGCACCTTACTTCCTTGCAAGTGCAGTAACTGGAGATGCAGAACAAGTTGACCCAACTGCATAATTAATATTTATTTTAAATTGAAAGCATCCTTAATCGGGTGCTTTTTTTTTGTTTTTACAAATTACTATTTTTTATACGTTATATAAGTAATGATATTATTTAACACAACTGCCACAAATCAATTTACTATAATACCTAGAGATTATGTATCAAGTGCATATATGACTATTAGAGATGATAGCACAAATGTAACTGTTGATTATACATTAGTACCTAGAGTTGCTGGTGTTGGTAATATTGAAATTGTAAATGATACCTACAATGTATATAATGATACCTATTCAAATTTAGTTGAGGGGCATTTTTATGATTTAACAATATATTCAGATGTAGCAAAAACAAATGTAATATATAAGGATAGGATTTTCTGTACTGCACAAAAAGCAGAAATTGATGCAGATAACAATTATTTCTATAAAGTAAATAAAGACCAATATACAGAATACGATGGTTTCAATAATGACTATATTGTAATATGAGAAAAAGAAACGAAAAAGGACAATTTAGCAAAACAAAAGTATCAGAGTTTGGCTTTGTAAATTTAAGTACATACACATCACCAGAGGTTAAAGAAGTTAATGGTGCTAATTGGATTGAATATGGTGCAGATAACAATTATTTTCAATTCCTTATCGATAGGTATAATGGTTCACCTACAAACAATGCTGCTATAAATGGTATCTCACAAGCTATTTATGGTAAAGGTTTAAATGCTACAGATAGCAACAGAAAACCTAATGAATATGCACAGATGATTTCTTTGTTTAGAAAAGATGTAGTGCGTAGGGCTTGTTATGATCTTAAACTTATGGGACAAGCTGCAATACAAGTTATCTACTCAAAGGATAGAAGCAAGATTGTTCAACTAGAGCATATGCCTATTGAAACATTAAGAGCAGAAAAATGTAATGAAGATGGAGAAGTGCCAGCTTATTACTATTTTAATGATTGGGCAAACATCAAAAAAACTGATGAACCATTAAGAATACCAGCCTTTGGTATGTCTAATGAAGAAATAGAGATATACTACATAAAACCTTATAAATCAGGCTTTTACTACTATTCTCCTGTCGATTATCAGGGAGGTTTACAGTACTGTGAGCTCGAAGAAGAGGTATCTAACTACCATTTGAACAACATTATGAATGGTTTAAGCCCATCAATGTTAATCAACTTTAACAATGGTACACCTAACCAACAAGAAAGACAATTAATAGAAACGAAAATAGCACAGAAGTTTTCTGGAACTAGCAACGCTGGTAAATTCATACTAGCTTTTAACGACAATAAAGAAAGCCAAGCAGAAATAACACCAGTACAATTAAGTGATGCTCATAATCAGTACCAATTCTTGAGCGAAGAAAGCACATCGAAAATTATGGTTGCCCATAGGATCGTATCACCAATGCTTCTAGGAATTAAAGATGGTAGTGGTTTAGGAAATAATGCAGAAGAAATAAAGACGGCATCTTTGTTAATGGATAACACCGTTATAAGACCGTTTCAAGAACTTTTAATTGATAGTTTTGATAATATACTAGCTTACAATGAAATCAGCTTAAACCTATACTTTACGACCTTACAACCACTAGAATTTACAGAGGTAGACCAAACACTTCAAGACAAAGAAACTATTGAAGAAGAAACTGGTGTTGAAATGTCATCTGATAAAAACGAACTTACAGATGAAATGGCTGATGCTATTTTAGAAAACCTTAAATATGAAACTATAGGTGATGATTATGAACTTGTAGATGTAAGAGAGGTTTCAGATCAAAATTCAGATGTTGAAGAATGGGCAAATTCAAAGATAAAAAAGAAGCTATCTAGAATACAAAAGTTTGCTGATTTTATTAAATCAAAACCTAATGAAGAAAGCAAGTTAGATAAATCATTTTACAAGATCAGATACACATACCAAGAAAGAAAGTCATCTGCTAATAGTAGGGATTTTTGCAAAACAATGATGTCAAGAACTAGTAAAGGTGTTGTGTATAGAAAAGAAGATATTGATAATGCATCTTTTCAAGGTGTAAATAATAACTTTGGTCATAAGGGGCAAAACTATTCTTTATTTAAGTTTAAGGGTGGTATTTACTGTGGACATTTCTGGCAAGAAGAATTGTATAGAATGAAAAGTGAAACAGAGAAATACATCTCTAAAGGTAAAGAAGTAGATACAATACCAAACTCATACCAACCAAAAGGAAGTGAATATAAAGATGCAGCAGAAGCACCTATTGATATGAAAAACAGAGGAGCATACCCAAACTAGAAAAATATGGCAACAGTATTATTTATAAATAGAACAGATTTAGTAAGGAACTCTATCATTGATGGGAATGTAGATACTGATAAATTCATACAGTTTATTAAGATCGCACAACAGATAGACATACAACAAATCATAGGTACAAATATGTATACGGGTTTAACTGATGCTATTGTTGCTGGAATTGATTTACCAGCCAATGCAAGATGGAAAACTATCCTTGACGATTTTATTGTTGAAATGCTTATATGGTATGCACAAGCAAACTACATACCTTTTGCAGCTTACCAAATTAAAAACGGTGGTGTATATAAGCACACATCTGAAAATGCACAAACTGTAGATAAAAACGAGGTTGATTTTTTAGTTGAGAAAGCAAGAACCAATGCAGAATGGTATTCAAGACGTTTTATAGACTTTATGAGTTTTAACCAAGCTACATATCCAGAGTACACAAATAACGTGAATGATGATATTTATCCGAGTTATGAGGCTACATTTAATGGGTGGGTTTTGAGTTTATCATCTTTGTTTCTGATATTAGTTTAATTTAAAAAAAAAACGGCTTATTATATTACCAAAAGCTATGAGTTACAAACCAAAGGCAAAGAACATTGAGAAATTAAAGGTATTTCTTAAAAAGAAAAAAAACAAGAAGTAATGGCAAACGAAATATATTTTAAAAGTTGGTGGGGTAGAGGTGTTTGTGATAACTCTGTAAATTGGGGTTTAGTCTACAAAGAATATGCTGGGTGTAGTGCAGTACCAGCATTACTTTTAACCTTACAAGCAAGGGCAACATACTATGAGAATGTAACTTGTACAACTGCAACTTTAGATGAATTAGAAAATATACAATAATGAGCAACCTTTTAGATAAAGCATCAATTATATTAACACCAACTGCGTATAACAATGGTGAAGCACTATGTGTAAAGCCAAGTGATGGAAGTGGTGACTTTGATTTTAGCAGAAACTCGGCAGCTACAAGAGTAAATGCTCAAGGTCTTGTTGAAAACGTACAGATACTATCGAGTAATTTAGTGCAGAACGGAGACTTTAGTGAGGAAGGTGTACAAGAGGTTTCTAACGGCAGTTTTTCTCAAGAGGGGGTGGAAGTTAGCAGCGATGTTAATTTTGATAATCCATCAAATTGGACTTTAACTGGTCAATCAACTGTTTCAAATGGTGTTGCTCATATATTACAAGACGATACTGCAAATACTGGAGTTATAGCAAACACAACTATAACAAATAAAACTTATAGAATTACTGGAGTTGTTTCTGATTATGTTAGTGGCTCTGTTGGTTTCTCCTCAATAGGTAGTACAAGTCCAAGAGAAGCAATACCATCTCAAAACGGTGAATTTACTATATATTACACATCTACAAGAAGCACCCCAAGTACTTGGAACATACAAAGAATTATATCTCCTTGTAATTTAAAAATAGACAACGTTTCAGTACGTGAGGTAGGTCAAGATTGGGATTTATCAAGTCAAAGTGAAATTGTTGAAGATGCGGCAAAAGTAGTTAGCACAGATGGTAGTTTTCAATATATTAAGCAAAATGGTTTTACATCAACACAAGGCAAAACAATTAAATTTACTATTGAAGTTACCGATATACAAATCGGTCAATTAAAAGTATCTTTTACGGGTGGTACAACTAACACGAATATACCTAATTCAGTTGGTACGCACATCTTATATATACCTAATGATGGTAGTATTGGTGAATTAACTATTGGGAGGGTTGGTGGTATAACAGATATATCTATCACAAACATCTCGGTTAAAGAGGTGGCGCAAAATTGGGATTTGGGAACGGGGTGGTCTATTGGAAATAATATAGCGATAAGTGATGCAACACAAGGCTATATAATACAAACTGATGTAGGTGGTGCTGGTGTAACCGCAACTTACAAAATACAATGGACACAAAATATAACCGCTGGAACAAGATTAAGATTTTTTGCAAGAAACTATAATGATGGTGCATCTATTACTACTTTATCTATTACAAGAGATGATGGTGTTAGTATTAGTGGAGGTAATTGTATAGGTAGTGGAACTTTTACGGCTTATGTTAGCTCAACTAATGGCTATTCTTTTAAACTACTTGCAGAGGCTGGAGTTGAAGCAGATATAACAAATATAACCACTATCCAAATTACTACCGATACTAACCTACCGAGAATAAACTACGAGGGGTTTAGTTATCAAGATGTTTTAGGAAGTGAATTGGTTTTGAATGGTACGTTTGATAATGGGAGTGCTAATTGGACTGTTGCGGGAGGTAACCCTATATTCGAAAACTCATCTGTAAACTTTGTAAACTTTTCTACAATAAATTCAAACAATACAGTAGTTGAGCTAGGTAAGACATATAAGATTACATACACCATAAGTAATAAGGTTGGAAATTCTTCTTTTGGTTTTTTCTTAGGGGGTTGGAATGTTGCACAATATCAAGATGTAGGTACTCATTCTGAAATTATAAGCGTTAGTAGTTCTTCTGTAATTTATATTAGAAATGGAAATTCAAATTCTTCTGTGACAATAGACAACGTATCTGTAAAAGAATATCTCGGGCAAGAAGTAGTGCCAGATAGTGGGTGCGGAAGTTGGTTGTGGGAACCGCAGACAACCCAAATATTGCCGTATTCAGAGGATTTTTCTCAATTTTCTATAGTTGGAACAATAACGCTTGAAAGTGGATATTTAGCACCCGATGGTACAAATACAGCCTATAAAGTTAGTGGTGATGGGGGGTTATATCTTGTTTCATCAGTAAGCGCAACATCCGCAAGAAGTATTTATGCAAAAACAGTAAGCGGAACTGGAACAGCAACTCTTTTAAGCCATCCCTCAAATACAAACAATGTATTTACACTAACTGAAGAATGGCAAAGATTTGAATTAAATTCATCACCAGCAGTTGCAACTACTTTTTACCCAGTAGATTTTAGAGGTAGTGGAACTTTATCTGAAATAATACTTTGGGGTGCAAATGCTACAAATGACCAAGACTATGCCACTTCGTATATTCCGAGCAATGGCTCAACAGTTACACGAAACCAAGACGTATGCACCAATGGCGGTAGTTTAGCAAGTGTAAATAGCACAGAAGGGGTGATATATTGGGAGGGTGCAATGCTACAAGCTGCTTCGGGCACTCAAGTTCTTGGATTATCCGATGGTAGTGGAGCTAATAGAATTGGCTTCCAAACCTCTGCAACTGCTAATCAAATTAGATTTGTAGTTGACGCTGGAGGTAGCCAAGCATCTGAATTTTTTGTTCTTGATGATATAACAAACTTTAATAAATTAGCTTTAAAGTGGAAACAAGATGATTTTTCTTTTTGGGTAAATGGTATTAAGATAGGAACAGATACAAGTGGAAATGTGCCCCCATTAAATGCTCTTAATACTTTAGATTTTTATTACGGAACGGGAATTTTTAATTTTTTCGCAAAAACAAAAGCACTTGCAGTTTGGAAAGAGGCTTTAAGCGACCAAGAACTAACAGAACTAACAACAATATAATGAATATATACAAGACAAATTTTCCAACAGAGCAAGAGGGCAAAGATTACCTTTTAAGTATTGGTGTTTTAGTTGAAACAGATAACGAAATAGTATTTGCAAAAGATACGGCTGCGGTTGTTTATATCGGTAAGGTTGTAAAGATACCAGCTACTTATGATGCAGATGGTAATATAATTACTCCAGCAATTTACTATCCTGGTTATGCTATCGATGTAATGAGCAGCTTGGATTTAGACTTTGGTGCTTTTATGGTGTATCCAATAGAGGCAGCACATAGCTTTTACGGATATGCAAGAAACGCAGAAGTACCTAAATAATTAGTATATTTGATACTTAACCAAAAAACAAATACAATGGGAAAATTATCAAAAAGTGAATTAAAAGAATTTAAAGAGCAAGAACAGAAGAAACAAGCAATTTTACACGATTTAGGATTATTGGCTACACAGTCACATACACTATCTCATATGTTTGCAGAACTTTCTATGAAGCAAGAACAAAGTAAAAAAGAACTTGAAGCAAAATATGGTAACATAGAAGTTAACCTAGAAGATGGAACTTTTAAATTAATCACAGATGAAAAGAATAAGTAAACACATTTCTCACAAAGAAGCAGTTGGTTCTAATTATGCTAAACAAAAAGGTATAAAGAACAAACCAAATGAAGAACAAGTTGAGAATATGAAACTATTAGCTGAAAAGGTGTTTGAACCATTAAGAGAGTGGGTAGGGTGTCCAATAAGAGTTAATAGTATGTTTAGGTCTTTAGAACTTAATACTGCCTTAAAAGGCTCTAAAACGTCATCTCATATGAAAGGTGAAGCAATGGACATTACAAGTATGGCTTGTGGTAAAGAAAATTGTAAATCTAACCTAGATATGTTTCATTGGATAAAAGACAATCTAGAGTTTGATCAGTTGATATGGGAGTTTGGATCAATACCTAAATGGTTGCACGTTTCTTTCAATAAAGACAACAATAGAAAACAAGTATTAGTAACTAAAAAAAGAGGTGTGTACTACACTTATTAATATGGTAACAGACTACAAAACACTTTTAATTAATCTAGGCACATTTATTTTCTCAATGTCAAACGTTGATGTATTTTTAAAGATTACACTTTTACTTTTAACTATTGGGTATACCGCACATAAATGGTACTTAATGAACAAAAGAAATAATGAGTAACCCAAAACTTATAAAAAATGGTGGTGCTGGTACAAGAGTTGGTAACTGGTTAAGAGATATTGGTAGGTCTGATATTTTAGACAAGGCTATTAATATGGTTGGTGATGTAGCTACTGGTGACTTTTTAGGTGCAGTTAAAACACTTATAAAAAAAGATGATGGTATTAGTGCAGAACAAGAAAAAGAAGCCTATAAACTCATTGAATTAGATTATCAAGATAGAGCTGGTGCAAGAGAAATGTACAAAGCTGAAAACAAGATGGCAGATGAAATTGCCAAAAGGGTAATTGTCTGGAACTTGTGGATTGTATTTTTAGCTATTGTTATAGAAATACTTGTAGTAATCTATATGCAAGAAAAAACTTTAATAGCAATTATTTCTTCTGCTATTGGTGGTTTAACTACTGCACTACTGCAAGAAAGACAACAAGTTATAAATTTCTTTTTTGGTTCATCTATTGGTTCTAAAACTAAAGATAAACAACTAAATAAAAATAGGTAATTAAGTTTCTAAAAAGAATACTATCCCAAAATCATTATCTTTTATTTTTAAGTATATTATTATTTTTTTTAATATATATTTTTAGATTTATATTTATATATATATTTCTAATTATTTATTTTATATATTTGAAGTAATAAAAAAGTGTAAAGTTATTCAAAAAATCAGACTTAAACACACAAAAAGTTATTTATTATTTATTTACCTTTACATATAGCAAATAATATATGACTACAAAGGAAGAAATATTAAACAAAAGCAGACCAATAATAATTGGTAACTATTACATATATGCTTTATTGTATAGAAATGAAATAGTATATATAGGACAATCAACATCTTTGATAACCAGATTAGCAGCACACGTTAATTCTAATAAAGTATTTGATGCTTGGTCAATTATAGAGGCACTCGGCAATTTTGTTCCAACAGAAAAATTTAATGCCATAGAACGTTCTTATGTTTCTAAATTTAAACCAAAATATAATAAACACTTGTTAAGGTCAAAATAAAAAACAAATAAAAGATGGAAAACACAAAATGTATTGCAGTAAGAAAAGATTATTACCTACTAATTGTAAATGATAAATCACTTGGTGAGTTTGAAAGAAGTGAGTTAAGAAACATTTTAGAAGTTATAGATAATGCCATCTAAATTATCAAGAAGTAAAATAGTAAAAAAACTTGATGCTATATTTAGCCAGTACATAAGGTTAAAGGATGCAGATCATAATGGTGATGTTACTTGCTTTACTTGTGGTAAGGTATCACACTATAAAAAAGGTATGCAATGTGGTCACTTTCAAAGTAGAAAACACTATGCAACAAGATGGTTAGAAATGAATGTAGCGGTTCAATGCGTGGGTTGTAATATGTTCAAAGCTGGTGAACAATATTTATTTTCAAAGTATCTGGATGAAAAATTTGGTGATGGTACAGCAGAAGAATTATATATAAAATCAAAAGAAACTGTAAAGTATTCTAATGATGAACTACAAGATATGATAAAACACTATAAAGACTTGGTAGATAGTTTATAAAAGACTATCTTTAACTATTCTGTTTTGTTAAGGGAAAGGGGTTTGGCTATATGTCAAGCCTTTTTTTTGCTTTTATAGTTTTGTTATTAAATATTTTGTTTATATTTGGGTATTATTAATTTAAACTAAACAGAATGAGAACACAGAAACACGATTTAAAAGATGAAATTTTAAATCTGGAATTAAAGCTACAAAAAGCAATCTTTAATAAAGATTTATTTGAACAAAGGGCAATACTAATTGATTTAGATATTGCAAAATCAACTTTAATAAATATTCAGTAATGGGATTTTCAGAAGAAACTGCCCAGACTAAATTTGACGAGTATACATATAGAATAGAAGCCTTATGTAATAAGATAGAAGAATTAAAAGCAAAAATAGAAGTATCACAAATATTTAATCAAAATGGATAGAGAAAAATTATTAGATTTGTACAAGAAGTATGAACTTGAAAAAACCGATGTATATAAACATCAACACTATGTCATAATCACACGACAAGGTATTGAGAAGATTGCAGCAAAAGAAAACATAGCAATCAATTACGAGGTTGTAAAGTGTGAACCTAACTTTGCGGTTGTGAAAGCATATGCAAAAAAAGAAGAAGTACAAATAGAAACATTTGGTAGTGCATTAAAAAATGCTAACTATAAAGATGGAAATTGTAATAGTTGGTATGTTATGGAAATGGCAGAGAAACGTGCATTGTCCAGATCAGTTTTAAAGCTAACTGGCTTTTATCAACTTGGTGTTTACTCGGAAGATGAAAGTGATGACTTTAAAAGAAAATAAAACACGAGGTGTTGCGTGTATTGACAACACCAAAATTAAACTATATATTATGAGTGCAATTATCAACGGAAGTATTAGAGTAGATAGACTACCTAAAGAAAAATTTATTAAAGGAAAAGATGGTGCGGTGTACTACAATTTCACAATAGCGGTACAAGATGAAACTAGGTATGGAAACAACGTAGCTTTTATGGATAGCCAAACCAAAGAAGAACGTGAAGCAAAGGTTGCTAAAACCTATCTTGGAAACGGTAAGGTGGTATGGATGTCACCAGATGGTGTAACGGTTGCTGAAAGAGATGATCAACCACAAGCGGTAAAAGAACCAGCAAGTGATGATTTACCATTTTAATTAGCCTAATTTAAAAAGGGGTGTGAGTTTTTAACTTGCACCTTTTTTTTATATATTTAACGAATGACAGAAAAAGAAACAGAACAGAATATGTTAATGGAATTTATAGCAGATACTTGTTATATAGACATTACAAAAAAAATAGATTACCCACCAGTATGTTTAAGCTATGGTGAAAAAGTTATAAGATCTGATAAAGGTGATAGCATCATACCAATAGCGCTAGGAACTTTTGGTAACCTATCGGTTATAACTGCACCACCAAAGACTAGAAAAACATTTTTTGTATCATTATTGGCATCAGCTTATTTAAGTGGTTCAAATATTTATGGTGGACAAATAAAAGGCTTTAGAGGTGATGGTGATTTAATTCACATAGATACAGAACAAGGAAGCTGGCACGCATCCAAAGTATTTAAAAGACCATTAGATATGGATAGCAACATACCTAAAGACAAATATCATACGTTTGCATTGCGTACAGTAGGTTATAAAGAACGTTTACAGTTTATTGAACACTACTTAAAGGAAAACATAAAAGAACCATCTCTAGTCATCCTAGATGGTGTGGCAGATTTGTGTGCAGATGTAAACAACATAGAACAAAGTAATGAATTAGTAAGTGCATTAATGAGAATTAGCCAACAACAAAACGTACATATCATTTGTGTGATACATCAAAACTTTGGAAGTGCTAAACTCGGAACTGGGCATTTAGGTAGTGCATTAGAAAAGAAAGCAGAAACAGTAATAAGTTTGGAAGCAAACACAGTAAACAAAGATTGGACAACGGTTAAGTGTGGTAGAAGTAGGGGTTACTCTTTTGAAACATTTAGCTTTGAAGTAAACGAAAAAGGATTGCCAACAATAGTAAATGATTTATATGATCCGCTAAAATGATATGGTACAAAAAACAATGATTATAGTTGCTGCAAAGCATAAAGAGTGGGTAGAAATAGTTTTATCTTTTGGGTGCAAACAAGAAACCGCTGAAGATATTGTACAAGAAATGTATTATAAGATACAACTGAAACTTGAAAAGGGTTTAGATATAATGTACAACGAAAAAGAAATAAACTACTACTATATTTTTAAAACTTTAAGAACATTGTTTTACGATTTAAAAAGAAAAGGTAAAAACATCACAATGGTTTCTATGGATGACATACACTTAACGACATCAGATGTAAACTATCAAGAACCATATGATAAAATACAAGAAGAACTATCAAAGATGTTTTGGTATGATAGAAAGGTGTTTGAAATAATAAATGATGGTGAAAGCATTGCAGAATTTTCTAGGAAAAGTTTAATACATTACTATTCACTTTACAACACATATAACAAAGTAAAAAGCAAACTAAAGAAACTATTATGAATGTATCTGAAAATAGATTTGATTATTGTAAAAAATTAGGTAATTCATTTGAAGAAGAATTTAAAAACAGAGTTGTTAAGTCTAAATTAAAATATAAAAAATCAACTAAAAAAGATGACTGGTATAAACATATAGATTGTTATGTTAATGGATATGGGGTTGATGTAAAAGGTAATAGAAGATTAAAAACAATTTGGTTAGAACACACAAATGTAAATGGTTTTAAAGGTTGGTTAAGAGGTGATGCAATGTATATAGCAATGCACATAACAGAATTAGATAAATTTAGCATATATAAAAGAAAAGATTTGTTAGATTATGTTGTAAGTAAAACCGATGGATGTACTACTGATAAAAAACATTATTTTAAATTTTACACAAGAGAAAAATGGGGTAAAAAAGATAAAATAGTAAAAGTAAAATATGAAGATATAAACCATTTAGAATTAAAACTATTATGAAACTAGGAAACATTATTTATTACATTACAAAATATACTGGTATTAAATACCTAGTAGATAAATACCATAAATTAAGAGGTACTAAATGTGATTGTAACAACAGAAGAAAAAAGTTAAACGAAATAAAAATAGATAGATGGTAAAATTTACTAAAGAAGATTTTAAAAGCTGGAGTGATTTTAGGTCAGAACCAAAGAACACTTTACAACCTAATGAGTTTGAACTAATATGCCAGTTACACGCAAAGTACTATAATCATAAATACCATAAACCTTGCACTTGCAATCCAAAGAAAATAAAGTTGTGGATAAAGCAGCTTAACATAATTTGGAACAATGGGAATTAAAAAAATTCACGAATGGGAAAAGGCAGTAGTGTTTCTTTTAAATCTTGATGGTTGGGATTTAGAACATTGCGGTGATGGTTATTCTAGGTATGATGCAAAAGGTAAAACACCAAAGGGTGTTGATTGCGTTATAGAGATGAAATTTAGAAACAAGTACTATGAAGATAAGATGCTTGAAAAAGAAAAGTACGATGCTCTAATGGTTTTAGATGTTGTAAAGATATTCTTTGTAAATGATCCTAAAGGAAACTTTATGTATTACCTCAACAAACTAGAGATGCCAGCACCAGTTAAAAAGTATTGCCCAGATACAACAATGTGGACAAAGAAAAGACTTTTAAAAGATGTGTACTTGCTTAAAGAAAACCAAGCGGTTAGAATAAATATAAATATAGAACCAAGTTAGTTGTTAAATGTTTTGTTTATAAAGTAAAATAGTGTTACTTTGCATAAAAATAACATTATGGAAGTAAACAAAGCAGCTTGGGAAAAGTTAAAAAAGCAAATAGAATATCATACTGAACAAGATAGTGAAATAACAGATGTGCTTATAAACTACCAAGTAAAAGAAGGTAAAAAGAATTATTTAAAACTAAACATTACAATAGACAAATGGGACAAGATAACAGAATAGAATTATGATAACAGTAAATAGTTTAAGCGGTGGTAAAACATCAAGTTATATTGCTAAACATTATCCAGCAGATTACAATGTTTTTTCTTTAGTAAGAACTGATGATAAAAATTGTTTGTTCCCAGATGCTAAAATAAGACAAGAAGTATCAGATAGATTAGGAACAGAATTTATAGGAACACTTGAAGATGATATGATAATATATACTATGCTTGATTTGGAGCAGTATATTGGATCAAAGATTGATTGGGTTACTGGTAAAACATTTGATGAAATAACCGTTAGAAATGGCAAAAGATATTTACCAAATGTTACGCAAAGATTTTGTACAACCGAAATGAAACTGCAGCCTATTTTTGATTGGTGGAGAAAAGAAATAAATGAAGTAGTTGAGATGAGAATTGGTTTTAGGGCAAACGAACAAAGACGGGCTAAAACGATGTTAGAAAAAACAAATGTAAATGGTAATTTAGAATTTAAAACAATAGTTGGTAAAAGAGGTGGTAAAACAAATCAAAATAAATGGGCAGACATAGAGTGGCAAAAACCAAGTTTTCCATTAATATCTAACCCAACATTTAAAGATACTATAGAAAAGTACTGGCAAGATAAACCAGTTAGGTTTGCATATATGAATAATTGTATTGGGTGTTTTCATAGATCACCAGTATTGTTAAAACATATGAGTGATAAACATCCTAATAAATTTCAATGGTTTATAAATTCAGAAGAAAATGGTTATGGTAAACGAACTTTTAAAAATGGTATGAAATACAAAGACATTAAAAAAAGTTTAAAACAAATAGAATTGTTTGATGAAGATTTTAATGATTGTGATAGTGGGCATTGTGGAATTTAAAAAACAGAATTATGATATTATTAGTTGATGCAGATAGTTTAATATTTGCGAGTTGTTATAGAAAAAGAGAAACACCAGATGATGAACTATACTACACAGAAATAGAAGATAGTAGAAACAAGTTTGACCAACAGTTTATGAAAATTGTAAATGACTTGGAAGATAAATACCCAATAGACAAGGTACTTACATTTAGTGGCTCAAAAGGTAACTTTAGAAAACTAATCACACCAAAGTACAAAGCCAACAGAAAGAAACAAGAACTGCCTCCATTATTAGATGAGATGCACCAATTTGTAAAAGACCACTATGATAGTATATGGGGATCTGGTATTGAAACAGATGATATGGTTGCTAGGTACTGGAAGCAAATTAGCGATGATATTGGCAGAGATGAAGTAATGATTGTTTCAATAGACAAAGACTACAAACAATTTCCTTGCTTGATGTACAACTATCACTACAAGCATAAAGTAATATTAGACATATCAGAAGAAGAAGCTATGTACAATTTCTATGAGCAATGCATTGTTGGTGATACCGCAGACAATGTAAACTACTTTAAAGGTAAAGGTAAGAAGTTTGCAGAAAAACACTATGCAAATTGTACAACTAAATACCAATACACCAGAAAGCTATATGAATTATTTAAACTAGAATACAAAGGTAAAGCAAGACAAAAATATGCAGAGTGCTATCACCTTTTAAAATTAAGAACACAATGAAAGATAAAATAGTAGAAGATCTAAAAAGAGAATTTGATATAAGAAGTTGTGTAGGAATAGACAAATACAAAACAACACTACAAGACAATAACAAAGATGATTTTTTGCAGCACCTAAAAGAAGAATTAATGGATGCAGCTTTATACATACAAAAACTACAAAGCAAATGAATTACAACACAGTACCAACAATACTAGAAACACCAGAACAAGTAAGTGAATTACTTATTACTTTAACTGGCATAGATATATACAAACAAACAAGGCAAACTGAATACGTTGAGCATCGTGCTTTGCTTTGTCATATATTAAGAAACAAACTTGATATGAGATGGGTAAGTATATCTGACTTTATAAAATCAAAGGGTAAATCATTTGACCACGCAACGGCAATACACGCAAACAAAATGTACCCATTGTACAAAAAAGATAGGTTTGATTATTACGATAAATTAGAAAGCAACTTTATAGTTAAATCACAAATAGAGTATAGCCAAATATCTAAACTAGAAGTGATACAAAAAAAGTATGCAACACTAGAAAAAGATTATTTCAAAGCAATAGAAAAGTTAAGCCAATTCAATGGTGGCTACACACTAAACGAAAAGAAATACAGAGGTTTAGAAGAAGAACAAAAAACAATGTATGATGAACGTGCAGCTTTAGTATTAAAGTCTTTTGAATGGAAGCAAAACAATAGTGAGTATGAAATAATAAACTGTGCAACGTGATAAAAAAAGAATGGCTATTTATGCAAACACCAAAAGAGAAAGCATACCAATTAGTAAAAGCATTTTATGTAGAAACAACAACAAGCACAGAAGCAAAGAAATGTGCTAAATTACATATAAGTCTTATACTAGAAAACGAAATACTAAAACCATCTAACAACATAGAATACTATCAAGAAGTACTAAAAGAAATAGAAAAATTATGATTAGTAGCGTATAAATAAACTAAAACTTAATAAAATGACTGATTTACAGAAATTACAAAAAAGAAATGACGATTTAGTTAAAGCCTTAAAAGATGCAAACAACTTAATAAATAAGTATGTACCAGAAGGTGTAGCAGATAGCCCGCAAGTATGGAATATAGTTAGTGTGCTAGAAAGAAATGGTGTAAAAGCAAATAGTATTGTAGATAAGTCTTTAAATACTGGACGAAAATCCTTTATTAATGAAAGGAATTACTTTGGAAGCCAACGCTGATATAAATGTGCTACAACTTAAAAGTGTATGATTAGTAGCGTGAATAAAGAAATAACCTTAATAAATAAAGCAAAAATGACTGACAAAGAATTATTAAAATTGATTGAAGATTGCTGTAATGACATATTTGATAGATTAGAACCATTAGCGAATGTAAAATCTCGTTTATATGAAAGCCTAAAACCAGCTATTAATTATACACGTTGTTGTGAGAAGTTACAAGCAATTGAAGATTTAAAGGATTTCGCTTATAATAACTGCCAACTACACAACACAGAGCAATTAGATGAAATAATAGAACGCTTGTAATTACTTACAACGGTATTGTAATATGAAAAGTAACGGAATAATTAACTAAAAATAAATAAAAATGAAATTAAATTTAAAAAATTACGGAGATTACTATTTAGAATTAGACGTAACAGAAGTTAAAACAACTATTGAAAAGAAAGAAGAAGCAAAAGAATTATTAAGTAATTTATTAAATGTTGCTGAGGGATTAAAAGAGTATATAAAAGATAAAAGAAATTAGTTATTTTTTATATTACTTGTTGTAACACGTTTTTAAATGTGTTTACAACGGCAAAGAATATGAGTAGTAAGGGAGTCGAAAAAGTATAAAATAAAGAGGTGCTTAAATAGTTAAATTCGCACTTAAATGTAGCAAGCCTCTTAACCCTTATTACTTATATTTATTGTTGTATGTCTTTTTTAATTGCATACAACACCTTATAACGTCAACTAATAAATAAACTATGAACAGAAAGAAACTAATACAAAAGCTACAACAACTATTTGACAAATTACCAAAGGGTAAAGAAAGAAAAGCAATAAGAGAAAGACTGCTAAAATTAAAGCTAAATAAAAACGTTGAGTAAATACGTTATATAATTGAATAAACAAATTTCTATCAAATGGATAAAAGAAAAAATAACGGTGGTAAAAGAGATGGTGCTGGTAGACCAAAGAAAGCAGATGAACTTAAACTAATAGAAAAGTTAGATAACCTTATTGATAATGATGAGGTAATTAAAACACTAGGTAAACAGATCTTAAAAGGTGATAGTCGTGCTATGAGTTTATATTTCGGTTACAGATATGGTAAACCTAAAGAGAGTGTAGATGTAAGTATTGATAAAGTACCTATAATTAATATGGCAGATTGGAAATAATAAAACCAAATTTATCAGAATACCAAAAGAGAATATTATTCTCAAGTGCAAGATTTACAATTACTGAAGCATCAACAAAAGCTGGTAAAACTTATTCTCATATAATGTGGTTATATGGTAAAGCACACGAACATCAATCTGCTATTAATCACAATTATTGGTGGGTTGCTCCAGTATATAATCAAGCTAAAATTGCATTTAAAAGGATGCGTAGATATTTATCTTCAACTGGTTTGTATAAATTCAATGAAAGTAATTTAGTTATAGTATGTCCAAATGGTGCAGAAATGCATTTTAAGACTGCTGAGAAACCAGATAATCTTTATGGTGAAGATGTTTATGCTTGTGTGTTTGATGAAGCACCAAGAGCAAGACCAGAAGCCTGGTATGCTTTAAGGTCTACACTATCATCAACAGAAGCACCTTGTAAGTTAATAGGTAACTTTGGTGGCATTTCTAATTGGGTTCATAAATTAAAAGAAAAAAGTAAATCAGATAAAGAGTATGAGTACTTTAAAGTTACTTGCTGGGATGCTATTGAAGCTGGTATATTGTCAAAAGAAGAAGTGGAACAAGCTAAGAAAGATTTGCCAGCAAAAATATTTAAAGAACTATATGAGGCAGAAGCCAGTGAAGATATTGGGCAATTAGTAAACAATGATAGTATTATAAAAATATTTAGCAACACGCACTTAAACGATGGAATAAAATATATTACTGCTGATATTGCACGTTTAGGAAATGATAAAACAGTTGTGTTTGTTTGGAGTGGGTTAAGAGTTATTGAGGTACAGACAAAAAATGTAAGCCGAGTAAATGAAAGTGTTGATTTAATTACTTTTTTAAAAAACAAGTATAACGTAAATACAAACAATATTATAGTTGATGAAGATGGTGTTGGTGGTGGTGTTGTTGATTATTTAAAATGTCAAGGATTTGTGAACAATTCAAGACCAGTAAAGGTAAAAGGATTTTCAGAAAACTTTTCAAATTTAAAAACTCAATGCTATTATAAACTATCTGAAATAATAAACAGAAATGAAATATATATAAATTGTAGTGAAAAGATAGAACAACTATTAACAGAAGAACTTGAATGGGTAAGATTGCCAAAAGAAGTTGATACATCTAAAATAAGTTTACTTGGTAAAGATGAGGTAAAAAAACAAATTGGTAGGTCACCAGATTATAGTGATGCACTTATGATGAGGTGTTATTTTGAGTTAAATCCAAACAAAGGTAATTACTACATATCATAAAAGTTATTAAATTATTTGTTGGTATGTTATTTATTTATTATATTGCAATATATTAACTAACAAAACAGATATGAAAGAAACAGTAAAATTACCATTAGAAGAATTTCAAAAGCTATATGCTATTAAGTTGAGGTTAGAAACCTACTTTAGTTATATGGAAGATAACAGAGGTGTATTAAAACATATAGCACCAACTTTTTTAGATGATGCTAAAGAATACATCAAAGAGTATAACGAAATAAAAAAAGAATATGTATAGTAATTGTTGTGGTGCAGAAGCATCTTATTTAAGTGATGAATTATGTGGATCTTGTTTAGAACACGCAGTATTTAACGAAATAGAAGAATAAATAAAACAGATATGAAAAAGATAATAGATAAATTCCTAATTAAAAGAAGCATCAGACCATACAAGGTAGTACCTTTATCAACTGGTGTAATTATAGAACATTACCGTAATGGTAAACTTAAAACAGAATATTATGGATTGGTATAGCCCACCCGAATACAAAGAGTTTGAATGCACAGAATGTGGTGCAGATATAGACCACGAGGGTGTGTGTAGTGGCACTTGTCACGAAGCAAGTATGATTTAGTTAAGTTGAGTTTTGTTTAAGAGGTGCATCAGAAATGGTGTACCTTTTTTTATTATATTTACCTTACTATAAAAAACCATTTTAAAAACGTTATATAAGTATGAATATCAATATTACAGTACCAAATGATTTAAGTGAAATTACTTTAAGGCAGTATAAGCACTTTCTTAAAATACAGAAAAATGTAGATGATGAAAGTTTTTTAAATGCAAAGATCATTGAGATTTTCTGCAAGTTAAACCTTGAAGATGTAATGAGGTTAAAGTTTAATGATAGTGAACTAATAGTAAGTACACTTACAGAAATGTTTGAGCAGAAGCCTAACCTAGTTAGAAGTTTTAAGCTAAACAATATTAACTATGGGTTTCATCCACAACTAGATGATTTAACTTTAGGGGAGTATATAGATTTAGATACCTTTATTGGAGACTGGGAAAATATAGAAAAAGCTATGTCAGTTTTATATAGACCAGTAGTAAACAAGATAAAAGACAAATACACAATAGAAGAATACAAAGTAGGTAAGGATCAAGATATTTTAGATATGCCTATGGATGCAGTATTATCATCAATTTTTTTTTTGTGGAATTTAGGTCTGGACTTGTCGAAAACTATGATGAATTATTTGGACAAGGATCAAACACAAGCCTTGACGCAGTATCTAACTTCACAACCAAATGGGGCTGGTATAACTCAATTTACGGACTTGCTCAAGGAGACATTACAAGATATGAAGATATCACTAAACTAGGAGTACACGAATGTTTTATGATGCTATCCTTTATGAAAGACAAAGCAGAGGTAGAAGCAAAAAGAATTAAACAAAATTTCAAATGAGCAATCAAGGTATAAGGGGTTATTATCAATTAACTTCAACAATAGAAGAACAATTAAGAAGTACTGAATTTACTAATACAGTTTCTATTGGTGACATAAGCAAAGTAAACCTAAACAAGCAAGACATATTTCCATTAGCACATATGATTGTAAATAGTGTTTCAGCAGAAGAACAAGTGTTGAGGTT